AAGAGCCTATGCACTACGAAAAAGTGTCTGAGCATCGTGAGGAAATGAAACGCATCGCTGCTGTTGAAAAAGAACTGAAGCGCCATGAGTCGTTGGGCATGGACAAGGCTCACAAGGGTAAGTGAGGGATTGGCACTTCGGTAGGCCATCTATCGCCAAGTGCCTCCACCGTTGCTTTGTGGGCTTTTAACCACATTTCTTTGCGTTCGTCCTTTGACAAATGCGCCCCTTGGTCTATTTTGTAATGGCATTTCAAGCATAAAGCCGCCACTAGGTTGTCATCAGCCTTGATGCCTTTACCCTTGCCACCACCCCAATTTGAGTGTGCGGCTTGGATTCCATACGATTCGCCACAGCATTGGCAATCTAGGCTTGCCACCATCTTCAGTAGCTTTTGGCTTCTGACGTAATTGTGTTTGGGAAACATCATGCTTGTCGCCTTGCTCGGATAACAGCTGCACAAACTAATGAGCCTTCCCAATCGTTTGTCTTAGCTTCTTCACACGCATTTGCACACGCCTCACGCTCATGCTGTGCTACTAGCTTGGCAAAACGTTCAAGGGTATTTACACCATCGGAAGGGGATAACCAGACCTCTACGCCACACTCAGAAATAATTTCCGCTGTGTCTGATTCATGAAGAATCCCTGCTTGTTTAGCCATCTCAATAATTTCATCTTGTGTCATGCCTCGATTCCTTTGTCTGCCATCCAAGCCAAAAGCCATTCAATAAACTCTGAACCTTCTTCTTTGGTAAATTTGTGGCTTTGCAACCCAAGTTGGACTACTCGTTGACCATCTAGACTTGGCGCTACTTTGCTGATCTTGCGTCCTGTTTCATTAGCCCATTGATCAATCAATAAGCGCTTCCAATCTTCGGCTGTCCATTCTGACCCAACGGCTTTCATGGCTTTTGCCACTTGGTCAATTAAGGCGTGAAACATATCGTTTTGGTCTGTTGTGCGTGTGGCTTTTTTGATCTCCAAGCGCAATTGCTTGCCAGCTTGTAAGTTTTCTTTGATCTTAGGCCACAAGTCTTTTAAAACAGTATGTGCTTGTTGGGCGTTATGCAAGTTGATGATCATGCAAATCCCAAAAATGACAAAAAAACCCATGCCCAAAAGCTAACTAAAAACACAGCGACCAAGGCATAAATGGCTTTATTACTCATAATCCAAGTTGTTTTAAAGCGTGTTGTAAACCCAACAAACCTCCGACCCGCTGGTCATCAATAAATATTTGGGGCATTCCACGCACCTCTGGGTAAGCAAATTGAAAGGCTTGTCTGACGCTTTCTGTATCCATGTCGTTTTCAATAAATCTCAAACCTTTTTCTTTAAGTATTTTTTTGGCAGCGACACAGTTGGGGCATCCTGACTTTGTGTAAATAAAGATATTCATACTTGCCTCACCATAACTACAACTTTTGGCACTTCCCCATAGACCTTTGTCGCATGAATTGAAGTTATCTGTGAATCGTTTAAAAATACAATTTTGTCCATTCCATCAATGACAGACTTGATAACGTTGTCCAGATCGGGTTTTTTGGTGTGTTTTTCGATTTCGTTTAAACAATCTTCTGTGCGTTTTTTTGAGTATGAGGCGGGTACTGCAAAGGAAACGTAAATAAACGCCTCTAAAGCCCCTTCCAAGGCTTTTGAAGCACCCATTGCCGCCTTTGCCATCATTCCAACTTCAGATTCGTAAGTTTTTGTTTTTTCAGGGGTGTAAGCAACAGGAAATTTTCCCCGTGTTGAAAACCTTGGTCTGCCTTTAGCGATAGGCTCACCGTAAACCGTAAACATTATTTGCATCATTTCTTGTCTTTCTGTGCGTTCATGCGTTGGCGTAAGTCATCAGCAGCTTTCTGCCCACGCTTGTTGGCAATGTGAATCAGCGTCTGTTGCCACCAATATTGCGCTTCGCCCCGCCCTTCCTCCATGACTTTCTTGCGGTAGCGTTTGATCCACTCCACAGCTTCTGCGTTCCTCATAATCTCCTGTAAGTTCAAGCGCTCTTGTAATGACAAAGTGGCTAAATTGTTGGCCTTCTCTGACCCGATCAAGGATTTTGTTTGCTTCATGGTAGGTCAAAATTCGTCCTCGGCTTGTTGCTCGTCATACCATTGCGTCACGGTCTTGGCCTTTAACTCTGGCAGCGCTTTTGGCTTTGGTTTGTAAGCAGTATTCCATTGATGAAATGAGCATTTAGGTGCGTCAATTTTGACTGACCATAGGTTTGTGCAACCAGGCACAGAACATAGGCTTGTGTTGCGGTCATCAGGAATTTCGTATTTGGTTGGTTTAGCAAATGTCATTTGGCATATTTCCCATCAATAATTTTGGCAAAGTTTGTGGCGTTAACAATCCACTCTAGGTCAGGCAACCACGTTCTATCTTTGGTTTGAAAACCATTTGCAAGTTTTGTGTCGTTTGCCACATAAGCAAAAAATGAATCCCACCACTTCAAACCCGCTTCCATCGTTTTGTAGCCATCAGGTGAATAGTTTGACGGTTTAGCAGCTTGCTTCCATCGTTGCCTAAGATTGGCTTGGCGTGAACCTTCCCAAACCCTTGGTTGAGATAAATGCGACAAATGCTTTTTGTAAAGAATAAGAATTTCTTTGTGTGGGCAGTCGGGCAGTTTGTCTGCCGACAAAGAAGCGTTAGCTTCTATATTTTGTGTTTTGTGTTCTGTGTCTTGTGTTATGGGTAATGTGTTATGGGTAGCATTGCCTTCGGATTGCGTTTGCAATGCGTTCGCATCCTTTTTTCCCCATCTTGCTTTGGCACTTGCACTAGCCTTTTCACTCTTGTCACCCGCCTTGGCAATCTCTTTATTTGCCCTGTGATGAATCCATCCATCCGCTATGCGCTCAAAATATTCTAGCAATACATTCGCAATGCAATCGGTATGCGAACGCATACGAATTTGCCTTGCAACCTCATTTATTTCAAGCGGTATTGGAGTTTCGTGAAGATAGTACCAATCAAGCAAACGCCTGTAAGCCAAATCTTCCATTTCGGAAAGGTGTGATGTGTGACTTTGATAGTCACCAATGTTGAACTGGTAATAAAACATACTCGCCTTTTAAACACTCCCTAAAAAGAAACTGCGGCAGGAGAGGGAGGAACTCTTTTCAGTTGGGTAATTAGTCCAACCTAGCCGTGTTTCAAACAATCTTACTCGACAAACCATTCTGGGCGCAACAACTTTAATTGCCACACCCTAGCTTGAGGCACATTTTTCCATTGGGACACAGCCGCCTGGCTAATTCCCAAGAGTTTGGCAAGCTCACATTGTGATCCAGCTAGTGCAATAAATTTATTTTTGTCCATGCAAAATTATATATTAGCCAGCTAATAACCCCACAGTTGACTTGGATATATAAGGTGCGTTATAGTCCACCCATGCCCTGAACTTCTCGGGGTCTATTAAGGAAACCAAATGATTGACTACAAACTACGCTACTACTTTGATGAATACGTCACCTACGATGACGGTGAAACCTTAGACAAGGTGCGTGTGGGTTATGACTACTACCCACCAGAATTTAATCTGCCCCATGACCACAACACAGCGGAAATCTACGATGTGTTTATCTACGACCAGACAGGTAACGACATTACCTATGACCTCGACAAAGAGAACTCAGACCACATCATGTCTGAAGTCAAGATTCACCACGCTCGTATGTTGAAAGAACAAAATGAAATCTAAGATTATTCAAACCTTGATTGAGTGGACATTGGCAATCGTCATCTTTGGCGGTTGGGGCGTAATGCTGGCTTGGAGGGGTTAATCATGTTGGAACAGATCAAAGACTACTGGCGTATGCCATCAGCCAAAGAGTTGGCAGCTAAAGAATTGGAACAAGCCCAACGCAAGCTGTTAGACGCTCTCAGCGCACAGGAATATGCAAGACGCATGGCTGACTATCACTCAGACCGAATCAAACGCCTCACGGCTTATTTAAAGGAAGAATAATGACAGTCGCAAACTTACTGACGCTCAACGTCAACGATCACACAGAGAAAAAAGCTAACCTGACTTACTTGTCATGGTCTTGGGCATGGGCTGAAGCACTTAAAGCTGATCCACAGGCTAGTTTTAGTGTGCAAATGTTTGGCGATAAGTGCTACATGGAAATCAATGGCACAGCAATGGTTTGGGTTACGGTCACAATGTTTGGTAAACCTATGGTTTGTCAACTACCTGTGATGGATAACACAAACAAAGCAATCACCATTGAGGGTACAACCACGGTCAACAAATATGGCAAAGAAGTAACTACTAAATTGGATAGCTTCAATGTCAACACCGCAATCATGCGTTGCATGACCAAAGCACTTAGTTTGCATGGCCTTGGTCTGTACATTTATGCGGGTGAGGATTTGCCTGACGGTGTAGAACCTGAGTCAACCATTGAGCCTGACAGCATGACAGAATTGTTTGCTGCCATTGAGAACGCCACGACACTAGACGAACTTAAAGTAGCCTACAAAGTAGCCTATGCCGCTTGTGATGGTGACAAGGCTTGGCAGATCAAAGTTATCGCTACCAAAGACAAAGTAAAGGCAAAACTGTAATGTGGCCTTTCCCACCATTCCCAAACCCACAGGACAAAGGGGCTAAGCGCCCCAAGTTCAACCCTGACAACTATGAGGACGCACCGCTATGAACAACATAACATTGCTTGACTACTTTGCGGGCCGTGCTTTGCCAGTAATCATGGCAAGTCAAGTTAATAACTACAACAGAAACAAAGTAACTGAATCAACAGAAAAAGATTTTGAACGTGTTGCTTTTAATGCTTACAACATGGCTTCGGTCATGCTTAGAACTAAAGCAATTTTTGAAAAATCAATTGACAACGATCCAATTGTTATTAAAAAGATTGATCATTTACCTTTACCAAACAGAGTTAAAAATTGTTTGCGTTGTGAGGGAATTTACACGTTAAACGATTTGTTGGAATACTCAAAAACAAAAGTGGCAAAGATTCCCAATATGGGCAAACAATCTATGAAAGAACTTGAAAAATATTTAGCAATACACCAATTGGAGTTAAAAAATGATTGAAATGATGGATCAAGGCTCAGAAGAATGGTTCACCATTCGCATTGGTAAGGTCACAGCATCCCGTGTGGCTGATGTGATTGCCAAGACCAAATCTGGTTACTCAGCAAGTCGTGACAATTACATGGCTCAGTTGGTATGCGAACGCTTGACGGGTCAAAAGGCAGAGGGTTTTACAAACGCTGCCATGCAACATGGAACTGAAACAGAACCATTAGCTAGAGCGGCATACGAATCTTTAAAAGATATTTTGGTTGATGAGGTTGCATTTGTCCCACATCCAACTATTGCAATGTCAGGCGCATCGCCAGACGGTTTAGTTGGTGATGAGGGTCTTTTGGAAATAAAAGCACCCAACACAGCCACGCACATTG